CTTCAGGTCATCATAGGACTTGAATTGGTCAGCAGCAGTCAGAGCAGCAAGAGAATACTGCTTCTTCCAGAGTGCTTCCAGTGCATCATCATCTTCCAGTAGAGCACTGGGACGGTCAAACTCAGACTTATCATAGTTCCAGTAACCATCCTTCTTCACAAGTTTCAGTTTGAAGTTAGCACCACCCCAGAAGTCAAAGGGGTTGATGGGAGTTTCATCTTCAAACTCAGGTTGCATGACATCCATGATCTTATCGAAGATCTTCTTACCAAACTTGTAAAGGAACACCCCACCCTCATTCTGAGGATTGGCAGGATCTTTCACAACATAGATGTTTGCATAGAAGGAGAGTTTGCGCTTTTGCTTACGCACAGTGTCTTTATCTGCATCATTACCACTGTTCCACAGTTCACGATTCAGTTCACTAACAGGATCCTTTTGGTTGAGAGTAGTGAGAGAATTCTCAATGTACCAACCACCAGGACCTTGGAATGCATGGGAGAACAGTTTGACCCAAGGCAGATCTTCTCCTTCAGGAGCAGGCAGGAAGCGGATTACAGCATATCCATTACCAGACTTATCCATTTCTGGTTTCCACAGGCGGTCATCAGCACCACCACTACCAGTATTATTCATCTTTTCAACTTCCTTCACCAGTTTGCTGGTGAGAGAACCCAGAGAAGATTGCTTTTTGAGATCTTTGAAAGACATTTGGTATACTCCGTATTTGTTGTATTTGGTCTGTTCCCTTGGCTTTGTCTGGGGATCGGGTAGCCCCTTGAACCATGAACTATAGGACTTTTTCAGTGGATTGTCAAGGAAACTCATCAAGAATCATAGATGTTTTTCTTCATTGACTCCAGCACTTTAGTCATGTTGGAGAAGATGTAGTTCAGATCTACATCCTCAGGAAATCCCAGAGATCTTGCAGAGTCAAGGATCTTTTCCTTCATTGCTTTTGCATCTGGATCATCAGACAAACTCATTCTGGTGTAAAGAATTTTCTGCTTCTCCAACAGTTGAGCCATGACTTCCACATGCTCAACCTTTTGTTCCTTTGTCATGGTAGGAAACTTCCAGACACTATCATATACTTCCTCTTGAAGTCTGGTTATTTCCTCCATCTCTTGTCTGACTAATTCAGACCCAAAAAAATCACTCATGTTTCTCCGCAAATTATACCCTTCAGGGTTTTTCTGTATTGGAATATATCTATATGTAGGAAAGCATCATACTTTTTCATCCTCATTGATATAAATTTCCAGACAGGATCATCCAGTTTCTTATCAAACTTATTCTTGAATCCAAGAATTCTATCTAGGATCAATAGTGTTTCCAAAGAGATATTCTTTTGAAGATGTTCTTTGATGATTGGTGGATGCTTTGTTCCCACAATCTCAAACATTGCATCAAAGTTCTTTCCATCAAAGACAGACTCAACTTCTCCCTTGAAAAAGTAAGATAAAGACTGCACCTTTCTTTTCCAAGAGGTGTAATTGTCTTCACCATTTTTCATGATCTCCCCAATCCAAAGAGTTTGAGGATCATCACAGTTCACAAAATTGGAGACGAAGAAATCAATAGTCTCTTCATCATTCTTTTGCCTGCTCAACTTTTCAAAAAAGAATCTGTCCTTCCTTTTATAGAAGGATTGAAGAGATGCTCTGGACTTACCACAGTATTTGTGGTAGTCATAACTATCTCTTGTAAAGTGATTCTTCAATCCAAGGTAAGATTTATAAACTTCAAAGGGAGTCACTTTGGGGATCATAAAGGAAGTTTAGCATGAGATGTTCTTTTAAGAAAATTCAAATCCATTGCTTCACATTTGATTTTCTCTTTCAATGGTTTAGAGATCAGTTTTGGAACTGTCTCAATATCAATGTTATTTTTCTCACAGAAGAATACAATGGCATCAATGTACTTCATGTCATTGTTATCCTTCACAAGAGTTTCAATCTCTTCTGAAAACTTTCTTGAGCAATAAAACTTACTCTCTAACAATTTGTTGATGTCATTTTCCTCTTTCATATTCCTGAAGTTTGAACTCAACAAATTCTCTAATATATTCGGAAAGTAACTTGATGTACTTTCTTTTGTCATACTCTTCATAGACAACACATTCTCCATCTTCACAGGACATAATGATTACAAATTTCTTGACAGCAATGCCTGTCAATTCATAGAGCATACATGCATATGCTGCACACTGTACAAAGTAGTGCTCAATCCACTTCTTTGGTTTTGGTTTCTTTGAAGTTTTGAAGTCAATGATAGCTAGTTCACCATCATATTCAGCAATACAATCTACAGTTCCGGCAACACCAAGTTTTAAACTATAGAGTGATGATTCCAGAGCATGAATATTATTTATGAGATCAAGTTGTGGCTTAGATTGCTTGAACAAAAATTCAGAAAGTGGTTGAACTGTTGGAAGAGTTTCATTCTTTAGGTAATATTCAACCAGAGTATGCATATCAGTACCACGACTGGTAGCAGCCTTGGTAATTTTATTTGCCTCATCATTTCCAACCCTTGCACGCCACTCACGAAAGATCTCTCTATTGTAGTGACTGATGACAGAGGTGATAGATACTAACTTCTCACCATTGGGAGTATCATAGTACCTAACACCATCAATAGTCTGTCTATCAAGTTTTGGAATTTCAATATCTACATGTTGAAACATTACATACCCAGTTGCAATTTAGCCATGATGTACTCTTTGACAAGTCCACTTCTACAGATATCCTCTGCACCAAATTCTATTGTATCAAAAGATGGCATATTTTGCAAGATTCTCATGAAGTCCATGATGCCAGTTCTTTCTGATGTCTTCACTAAGTCAGACTGAGTGGCATCACCACAGAACATAATCTTAGAATCCAAACCAATTCTGGTGATAATGGAATCCAGTTCATGAAAGTTCAAGTTCTGGAATTCATCAACAATGATGATTGCATTATCAAAGGTAGTACCACGAATGAATGAGGTGCTCCAGAAACTAATTGTCCCTTGTGTTTTGAGATTTGCATACAGCATTTCAAATGCAGCATCATCAGGCATCTCAAACATGTACTTCACCATATTCTTATATGGGATTTGGTACAGAGACGACTTATCCTCATGGTCCCCAGGAAGGAATCCAATCTCTCTGGTAGCTACAAGAGACCTGACAAGGTAGATCTTCTCATAGGGTTTCTTGGGATCCAATACATCCAGAAGAGCATTGTAGAGGGTAATAAAGGTCTTACCAGTTCCAGCACATCCATATGCTACCAGGTTTTTATCCTTCTTATACTCCTCAAAGAATTTTTCCTGGTTATCTGTGAGTGGTTCAATCTTCTTGATGTAATCAAGGTTGATTGGTTTCTTCCTCTTCATAACTCTATTGCTCATACCAAAGGGAACTGGATTGGTACTAATACCTGCTTTTGCTTTTCTTGGCATACTTAATTAGAAAGGTTTTACTTTTGCACCAGGTGCTTTGGATGCTTTACGCAGCACATCATTCCATCCTGGATGGGTCTTTTGCAGTTTGTCTGCCCACTCCCCAACTTCGCCAAATCCTGGAGCGTTTTCTGGAGTGTAGTATCTTTCCCACTGGGGGTTATCATTTTTCCACTGGTCCCAGTCATGAACACTCATAACAACATCTTTGATTTCACCAGTTTCAGTATTTCTTACAGGATAAGTTGCCATTACCACCTCATAGTATTTTAATATTTATTACCACTCAAGAGCTTCTGCAATCACAGGGAACTGCTCAGCAAAGATTGCTTTGCACATTTCTGCAATTTCCATGTGTTCTTTCTGAGTTCCATTGGCAGATCTCAGATCAATGTAGTGCATCCAACTGCGCAGAGAACCTGACATGTAAAGTCTGGTAGGAGTTGCCAGAGGGAGCACAAAGCGAGCACATTCCTTTGCGATCCCATCATTCAACATCTCTCGATACAAATTCATCGCAGCATCAAAATGAATTTGCATTTTTCGTTCATACTGTTGTTGAGTAAAAGGATCAATATCATCAATAGAGTTCTGACGATTCTTGGTGTCCTGACGACGGAGTTCTGGAAGAGGGATCGTCT